TGGTTTTTTATTGAATCACTAATTTCAGATGGAGATTCATCTGCAATCATCAAGTTCATTAATTCATCCATGAGATAAAAATCCTATACCTATGTTTTATTTATATCTCGCCACCTTTGGGAGCTCCTGGCGATTCTGGAGCTTCTGTACCAGAGTCATCAATATCTGGTTCACTTGGAGGTTTTCCAAGATTTCCTTTAGTCGCTGCTTCAGCTTGAGCTGCTAACATCATCTCTTGTTCACTCGGTAAAATAATTCCAGCAGCTCTTTCTGCCTTCATCATCTTATCTTGTTCTACTATTTCATCATCAGTTTGACGTAAAATCTTACGACGAATATAATCCACAGAATAATATTTACCGATATATGGATCAGCAGTAGCTAAAAGTCCAAGTCTTTCTTGCATTAACTCAGCATCTTTAAGTTCTGCAAAATGATTATCATATAGAAAATCATATTGAATGTGATCACTCATAGATTCCCATTCCTCTGGAGTTATCACATTTTTAAGAATTAATTGAGTTTTAAGTATGTCATGGAAAAGATTACTAAATCTCTTTCTCATTCTTCCAACAAACTTAGTAAACTTAAGTTCATCTCTTAGTATTTCTGATGAACGACCTAAACTAAATCCACTATTATCAGCCATGCGAGACTCAGGAACATTCAAAGAACGATAGAGTTTTTTCTGGAAATACTCTACGTCTGTCAGTTCTCCTAAGTTTTGTCCGCCAGGCAATGTAGAAATTTCAGTTCCACGACCACCTTCACGACGAGGAAGCCAGAAATCTTCCATCATTGACATATATTTCTTATCATCACGAATCTCACCAGTGTTTGCATCGTAAGTTAATTTATTACGATATCTTGCCATGACTTCACGAAGATATTGTTCTGCCTTTGCCTTTGGTAAATTACCAACATCAATGTAAAATATTCTTCTTTCTGGAGCTCTTGATAATCTGTAAATTACAAGACTATCTTCAATCATTCTTAATTGATTAAGTGCTTTGATTGATTTTTGTAGATATGAAAGAACAGTTTGTTTATTGCGATCTACTAATCCTGATGTGCAATATGCAACGGCATCCTTTGCAAACTTAACTGCATCCTTTTGTTGACCTGTGACTGCAACAGAACCGTATTGATTTTTCTGATATGAATGTGGAGTGTATATAAAATATTCTGATAGTCCTTCAAAATCTGCATTTCTTGGATCATTACTAGCGCCTGGATTATTGCCTGGCGTATATTGAATTGCGTTTGCACCACCTTTTTTCTTTTGTTCTCTTACATATTTGATTTTAAGTGCATCAATATATCTAAGTTCTTTAATTCCTTCCTCTGGTTTTTCTAAATCTATAACTTTATGATAATATATTCTTCCATCTACATACCAGTTACGAAATATTTCATGTGCTTTCTTATCAAAGTCCAACATTTCTTTGATATACTGAAACTCATCACGAATAATTTGTTTTACTCTATCTCCAGTTTTTAAATTTTCTAGATCAATTTGAATAGGTGAATCATTTTGATCTGCAACTATCGCTTCGCACAGTATATCTTCTATCGCAGAATCAACTTCGGGATGAAGTGCCATCTCACGATATCTACGAATTAAATCATATTCTGTTTTAAATACGCCCTCTACATCAAGATATTGTCCATAAAACCCAGATGCCAAATAGTAGTCTGCACCGTCCTCATTATTTCTGGGGACAGGCGAGACTACTGATGGTGCAGGTTTCTTATACGAATCATCAATCGAGAAACCAAATAATTGTGCCATAGTATAACTTTTATACCTTTAAAGGTATTTATATTATATCCTAAACTCTGATATAAATCAACCGAATGTTCCTGATTCTGCTGGCTCTGGTGAGAATGGTAATGAACCAACGCCACCTTTAACTGTCCAGTAAATGTAATTAAACGTTACTTGGAATTCTTCTATCTGATCAGTTGCACCATAATCTAAAGGAATAGAACTAACTGCGTTTGGATAAATTCCCTCAAAATCATACTGTCTTAGAACAGGGATGTCAATACCACCACTCATGTCTTTACCAGAATTTTTAGCATTTCTACCTAACTGGAAGACTTCAGCCTTTGTTTGATAATCAGCTGGGTTAATATCTCCACCAGCAAATTGTAAATCATTAATTTTATTTGCCCACTGTTCAAAAACATCTCTGAGATTGAAAGTTTGATCGTTAATGATTGTCACTGTCCAAGGATCAAATGTACGATCCCCTGCAACTGGAAGAACACGACCTCTAAATGGAACTGGAATATTTCCAATGTTAGATGCTGGTATCTCAGCAGCCTTAGTCATGAATCTAATATCACGTTTGTACTCACCAGAAGAATCTACGACTCCTGATGGAAGTTCAATGTTAACCTCAAATAAGTTAGATCGGGCGCCGCCCCCAGTCATTCTATCTCTAAAAGCAATAATGCTTCTATCAGAAAAACTTCCTACTTTGTCTGCCATTTTCTTTTTTAACTCCTTTTGTTATTTAGATGGAAATTAATTAAACTCGACCAGCGACTTCAGAGAAGCTAACTCCTGTTCTTGTCGCAACGAATGTAAGACCGATGAAGTTAATAGAACGAGCTGGTTTGATAAAGATATCAGCCTTAAACTCATTTGCATCAATTACATCAGGTGTGTTATTTGTTTCATCACAAATAACTAAGAAGTCTGATAAACCTCTCTTGGATTGAACTCCACGAAGGAATGGTTCAACAATATTACGGAAGTTTGATCTCGTAATTTCATCGTTAAACTCAAATAGTTGTGTTCTTGCAGCAATTTCAATTCTTGCCTCTAAATTCAAGAATAAACGACGAACGTTAATTCTATCAAAAGCAGATGCAATTGCTAATCCTGTCTTATCACCAAATAAGAGGAATCCACCGCCAGGTGAGAATATCACTGGGTTGATTCTCTTGGTGTATAAAGTATCTCTCTGTACTTTATTTGGATTATATGCTAACTTAACTGTGTTAAGTATATTTCCTCTTTGAGGGCCAGCGGGTGAGAACCAAGGGAACTGTTCCTCAGATGTTCTTGCCATTAATCCAGCAATGTCGCCATTAAGTGGTAAGAATTGGAATTTATTGTTGAATCTGTCGAACTGATACTTATAACCAGAATCAAAGACTGCGAAAGATGATGATGTAATTGGATTAAAGAATCTGACAACATTTTCTGTTTGTGTCTTTGCACTTGTTACATTAACAACTGTTTCTCTATTTGGAGAGATAACCGCCAAACAATCTTTTCTTTGTTCTGCAATCGCAATCAATTTATTTGCTTTTGCTTGTGATTCTGCCTCACTACCTGTAATGCCAGGGCCTTGTAATAAGAAATTGATTGCATATTCTGCTTCATTTTCAAATACCTCATAACCACCTATAATTGAACCAAGAGAACAAGAATAACCACCCTCTGTGCTTACACCAGAATAATCTTTACCACCTTGTAGTTCATATAATTTATTACCTACAAAGTTAAAGTCTACATCCTGTGCGTCTTGACTCCAAGTGTTAGATGTTGATGTTGGTGTAAATGCAGTTTGAATACCAGATGCGATTGATCCATTTCCAGTTGCGATTCCAACATAGATATTATCAGAATTTTCTGCAATATAGTTTTTATAGTAAATTGCATCTCCAAAGGAGTTCTTTGCATCATCTGCCTTTGATAAGAATGCAAATTTCTCAAGAATTGCACCTGTTGCTCCAGATATCTTTCCAGTATCATCTACAACTACAACATGAAGTTCATCATTAGAACCGTTTCTTGCAGCTGCGTATCCACTTGTGCCTGGTTTTTCAGCAATCTCTTTCCACTGTAAAGCACCAGTTGATAATTGAATAAACTGATTATCGTACCAGTCATCAACTTGGAAAATTGTTGCACAAGTTGAAATACCAGCATCAGGGTTTGCAATGGTTGAAGAACTACTTGAAAATAGAACGCCAGGGCCAGGTAATGTGTTACTTGTCTTAGTTCCTGTTGTAAATGCAAATATTCCATTTTCTGTGTAACTTACTGGGAAAATTGTTCCAGCAGCAGAAACACGATTTACAACTTTAACATCAACTGTACTTGCACCAATACCAGTAACAATACCTTGGATATATCCATCTGCGGTTGATGTTGTGCCAGGGCCAACGATTGTTCCACTAATGGGTTGTGTAACCGCCATACCAACAGTGACATTTGCTACTACATGAGGTGTAACATGAAGTTGTTGATCTGCAGCACCATCAATAAATGCAACTTTTAATCCGTTTGCATAACTGCCTGGATTTCTTGCAGCTAGTCTATATGTAACAGCATCTTCGTAATTATTTTGATAATCATCAAAGGACTTAATTTTAAGACTTGAAGTTGATCCAATACCTGTTGGATGTGTTGAAGGCATACCTCCAACGTTTGCGTTATTTAAACTTGCACCATCTGCTCTAACGACTCTTAACACACCACCATACTGTAAGTAGTTTGATGCAGTGTACCAATATTCGTACTGTCTATCATTATTTGATGGTTTTCCAAAAAGATCGATCATATCTTGCTCATTTTCAATAAGCAAAGGTTCTAGTACAGGGCCTCTTTCAAAGGGGCCTACTATCGCACCAGTCTGATCACTTATGGAGTCAATTCTACCAACCGTAAGGTCAACTTCTCTAACCTTAACGCCTGGAGATACTAAACCTATGCCAGCCATGTTTTTCTCCGAAGTTCCACATTGTTTTACTAAATTTATTTATGAA